TGTAAGGATTCTTATCATTTTATGTATTTTATTCACTGACTTTTCCATATTTAAAAATATCCTTTCTTTTTCATTTTTTATTGACTTTCATCAATAATTTTGATTATATTCTTAAAGTTAGATTTATTTTTAACAATATCCTCTTTAGTGATAGCTGAACCCATACTTGCCATGCGTATATACTTACTAAATTTATTATATCTAGGATTTTTTTTAAGATCTTCCTTAAACTTTTTATATAGTTCTGTATAAATAGCAGGTTTTTCAACTGCTGCTATAATTTTTGAAAAATCTGCTTCCATTTCTTTAGGGGTAAGTCTAAAGTATTCATTTAAAGGAATTAAAGCAGCAAAATTTCGATTCAGTATTAAATTTAATTTTTCTGATAATGTTTCCTCATTTACTTCAATATCTTTATTTTCAAGACCTAGAAGATATTTCATAACATTCATTTTTTCAAGTTTTGTTTCTACGCTATCTATTTCAGCATAGGCAATAACCTTTGTCATATTTACCACCTTTCAAGTATTCTTAAAAATAAAGTATTATAATTTTATTCAGTTATTATCATATAGTTTGATAATAGATTAATTATAAAGTTCGACTACTTAGTTTGCAATTACCCAGTTGGGTGATATGTTGACAAATAATAAGACTTGTTACTAACTTAAAGTCTATCGTTATAAATTGTGCATTAGGTATAATTTATTAATATGGCACTTAAAAATTTATTTGGAAAAAGACTAAAGCAAATACGAGAAGCCAAAGGCCTAACGCAACAACAATTAGCAGAATTATGTGATTTACAGACAAACTCGATCACTTTAATTGAAATTGGAGAACGTGCTGCATCTTTTAATACAATAGAATTACTGGCTGAAAATTTGGGAGTTAGCTACTATGATTTATTTGATTTTAGTACAGAATTAAATCCCTCAAAAGAAAAATTGATATGTGAATTAAATAAAGAGATTGTAGTTTTTGATGAAATATTGCTGAAACATATAATAGATTACTCAAAAACTATGAGTAAATTGTTTAAGATAAAAAGAATTTATTAACTTTTTTCTTCTTTAAAGCACTGAATTAATTTAAATGCAATCTGCCTGTTTTCATAGCTTAAATCCTTGAATGCTTCTGAAGCTAAAAATAACAATTCTTTATCTGATACGTCATACACAGTTTCATCAAATGTAAATATATATGACAAAGGAATCTCTAATGCTAATGCAATTTTTATCATTACATTAAAAGAGCAGTTATTTATACCAGTTTCTATACCCGATAATGTTTGAGGTGCGATTCCGACAATTTTAGATAATTCACGTTGTGAAAAATGTTTTGCTTTCCTATACTTTACAATATTTGCGCCTATTCCTTTTTTATAAACCGATATATCATAAGGTTTATTCATTATTTACACTCCAAGTGTGCATCAATAACTCTTGCATAAAATTGTAAATCATCCAACGGTGCTTCATCTAACTTTTTAATAATGTAATCTCTTAACTCTTCTTTTGTTTTAATATAATCAAAATCAAATAAATCTTTAATATTACAATCTAAGACTTTGACAAATTTTTCGATATTTTCTTTTAGAGGAAATCTTGTACCATTTTCAATTCTTGAAATAGTGGTAATTTCAAGGTCAACCATTTCAGCTAATTGAGCTTGCGTAAGCCCTTTCGCTTTTCTAATTTTTTGTAATCTTATACCAAAATCTTTAGTAATATCCATATCATAGCAATTATAGGTTTAATATTCATATTTCATAATAGCCAGGTAAGTGTTAATTTTATGATAATATTATAATTGCTGGTAAATTTTTTATTAAAAATATACCATTTTGGGACAACATTCAAAGGAATAATAAAATATGAAAAAATATATTTGTTTCTCAATTATAACGATAGTTTTAATCTATGCTGTAACGGTGATTGGTTATAATAAATATAACCAGTATTCCAGACAAAAAGTAGAACTTGTACGGGTAATAGATGGAGATACCGTTATCGTTTCTAATTTTTTACACCAGAAGCTTCATATTAGGCTTTTAGGTATTGATTGTATGGAAACATCTGCTATACACCGAGCATATAAACAAGCCTATGAGAATAAATTATCAATAGATGAAGTTATAATAAGGGGACAAGAATCAACCAATATATTAAATAACTTCTTTGAGCAAAATAAGGAACCATTAATTTTAGAAGCACAAGGACTAGATAAATATAATAGGATTTTAGGAACTATTTATGCAGGTAAAATAAACATAAATGAATATATGGTTCAAAACGGTCGTTGTGCAGCTTTTATTTATAACGAGTAATTTTATGCTAAAATCAGCAAGTAAGTAGTATGGAAGATAATAAATTTCAAAGTCAATACAGTGCCTTCCTAGAGGCAAAACATCTTGAAGATTTGTCAACTGACAAAAATTTCTTACCTGTTTATGCCTCATCAAGAGCAAAGATTTTGCCATATCAGATAGCAGCGGCACGTTTTGCATTAAGGTCAGACTTTTTAAAAGGTTGTATTCTTTGTGACGAGGGTTCTCTTGGTAAAACTTATGAGGCATTGCTTGTTGCCGGTCAAAAGTGGTACGAGGGTAAAGAAAATATCCTTGTTGTGTTACCGCCAAACCTTGTCACCCAATGGATAAGAAAGCTTGAAACGGACTTTACATTGCCTTTTGTATTCTGGAATAATACAAGAAATATTCCAGATGAAGACGGGATAGTAATAACGACTTACGAGAATGCCTCTAAACGAGCGGATAAAATCAAAGAACGAGATTGGGATTTGGTAATTTTTGACGAGGCTGATACACTTTCAAAACCTGAAAAAGAAATTGTCAAAACTTTAAAAAGTGCCGTTCGTGAAGCTTATAAACTTCTACTTACACCTACCCCTATAACATTAAGCATAATGGACATTTACGGGCTAATTCATTTTATAGATGAAAGTATTTTGCCGGATGCCGACTGGTTTTATAAGCGGTATTTCAGAAAGCCTGAAAATTACCCCGAATTAACAGGCTGGGTTTCTCAATTCTGTTTCAGAACATTAAAAAGTCAGACAACTGAATATGTGAATTTTCCACGCAGGCTGCCGATTACTGTGGATTACCCTCTTTTGCAGGAGGAAAAAGAGTTATATAAATTAATTTCAACATATATTGCCTCAGAAAATAAAGCAGCATATCCTGAAATTGATGAATACAACTTAAATCTTTTATTTTTTAAAACACTTTCATCTTCACCGAGGGCATTTTCAAATATGCTTGATAACCCTATAACAAGGGCTTATGGAATGGAGAAAATTATTCTAAAACAAATGAAAGATTTAGCCGATAACATAAAAATTAACTCAAAGACTTTGAGACTACTGAAAATTTTAAAAACAGTTTTTAATCACCTAAAAACAATGAAGGTCAATCAAAAAGCGATTGTCTTTGTAGATAATAACACAACGCTTGATAACCTTTATATGATATTCAGACAAAATGGATATAACACGCTTAAGTACAAAGATAACGACACACTTGAAAAATTCCGTAATGAGGAAGACGTTCAAATCCTTGTAACAACAGATACAGCGGCAAAGGGTTTGGATATAGAATACTGTCCTGTAGTTGTGAATTACGATATGATTTACAATTCAATTCAGATGGAGCAGAGAATTTGCAGGTGCCATAGGCAGGGACAAAAGTCGGATGTGCTTGTAATAAATCTGCTTAGCCGTGAAAATTTTGCAGATGTTAGAATGCTTGAATTGATAAATAAACGGACTTTGCAGTTTAACGGAATATTCGGTATGTCTGATGATATTGTCGGGAATTTCGACACAAAGATAAAAGAAGTCTTGCAGGATTTCCGTCACAGAGATGAAGTTGCTAAGGCGTTCCACAAAAACCTCACAACTCATCGACAAACAAACGAACAGCTTGTGGAAAATTCGGAAGATATTTTATTTACGACATTTACAAAATCTATAGCTGACAAAGTGACGGTTACACCTGATTATATTGAAGAAAAAGCAGAGGAACTCAACGCAGACCTTTGGGAGCTTGTGAAATATTATTTTGAAACCATAAAGCCCGACTGGTACGAGGTTGATGATGTTAATAAGACCTTGACCTTGATTGAGGGTTACAAACGACCTTATTTATTTTCGTTTAACGATAACGGGCGAATGAGAAATTATGAAGGTTATAAAAGATATGGATTAGGCAAGGATTTTAAACCTCAAACCGGCAGGATAAGTTTCACATCAACTTTTGCAAAAGGAATTTTGAGAGAAATTGATACAAACATTGCACCTGAGGCGAAAATTTATGTAAATACGGACATTGAGCCTTGTGAGATTGGATTTTATAATGTAGCCATAACCTCAAAGGATGTTTCTTCTACCCGCCATATTTTGATAGGTCAAACACAATCAGGTGAGATTTTAACAGAACAAAAATGTCGGGAACTTTTAAGTTTGCCAGTAATAGAATCAGAAGAACGGGATAGGCTTGAGCAAATCAAAGATGGAAAGTTATTACAAAATTTTGCAGGTGTTGGAAGTTTAGACGATAAAATTTCAAAAGAGGATATAATCAAGGAATACATAAAAAATAAAGAGGGGTCATTCGCTTTTGAAGTTGAAAAAATAAAACTTCTTGCAGGCAGGAAGAAAACACAGCTTGAAGCGGATTTGAACGACATTAAAACAGAGATTAAAGAGCTGCAAAATACAACTGCCCCGAATAAACTTGAAGAACTAAAAATCGTCAAGCAAATCAATGTTTTGGAAAAAGAATTGCTCAAGCGCGAAGAAAAACTGTTCTATGATAAAGCACAGATTGACGTTGAAACAGAAAAAGAGATTGCAGATTTGACCGATGAGTATAATTTTAAAGTCCTTATGAATCCGCATTTTAAGGTTCAAATATTCAGTACAAATAAACAGAAACAAAAAGAACCAGAGTTAGAGGAACTTGTTTTGGAAGATCCGAACACCAGATATTGTATCAAGCCTCAATGGTAATTTTTGTGGTAAGATTAACTCAACAGGAAAAATAAAAAATAGGAATTTATATGGTGGATATTGAAAGAGTTTCGTCACAAAGTATGGATATAGAAAAAGCAGACCTTGAAAAGTTAAGAGCGGTATTTCCTCAGTGTTTTTCAGAGGGGAAATTGGATATTAGTAAACTTTTAGCATTGTTCGGGCAATATGATGATAACGACTTTGAAAAATACAAGTTTGAGTGGAAAGGTAAATCGGAATGTTACCGTATTGCGGGTAAACGTTCAACAGGTACGCTAAGACCCTGCGTGGAAGAAAGTGTAAATTTTGATACAACAAACAATATCTATATTGAGGGTGATAACCTAGAGGTTTTAAAACTTTTGCAGTCGTCATATTATAACAAGGTTAAAATGATTTATATAGACCCGCCGTATAATACGGGGAATGACTTTGTATATGAGGATGATTTCAAAGATCCGCTGGAGAGATATAAAGAGATTACATCTCAGACCACAAAATCAAACCCGGAAACAATGGGTCGTTTTCATACAAACTGGCTGAATATGATGTATCCAAGATTGCGATTAGCTGCAAACCTCTTGCGTGATGACGGCGTGATTTTTATTTCCATTGATGAAACAGAATTACATAATCTAAAAAAAATTTGTGATGAAGTTTTTGGAGAGGAAAATTTTGTTGCAGACTTTGTATGGCATAATAAACGAGGTGGTGGAAATGATGCTAAATTCGTTGCTGTTGAACATGAATATGTGATAATGTATGCAAAAAATGTAAATGAACTCGCTGAATTATTTGTTCCTTTTTCTCCTCAGTATTTATTACGATATAGGGAAGAAGATGAAATTGGTAAATATTATTGGGATACATTCAAACGAAAATCGGGCAAACAATATTATCCTATAATTTGTCCTGATGGTTCTGTTTTGCAATATGATGAATTAGGAAATCCTATCAGTTGGTTACGGTCAGAAGCTAGGTTTAAAGAAGATTTAAGCAAAGGTGAGGTTAGGATAGTTAAAATTAAAGATAATTGGTCTGTTCAGTTTAAACAAAGATTGCCGGAAGGGAAAAAACCTCGAACAATATTCTTAGAGGAGTCTATTTTTGAAAATCAGGGAACGACAGCCGATGGAAGTGGTGAAACCTTAGAGTTATTTAGCAAAAATATTTTTGATAATCCAAAACCTACAGCGTTGATAAAACATCTACTAAGTTTCAATACTGGAAATAACGATATAATTCTTGATTTTTTTGCGGGTTCAGGAACAACTGCCGATGCAGTCATGCAATTAAATAAAGAAGACAATTCTAAAAGACAATTTATAATGGTGCAGTTACCAGCTTTAATAGATCCAGAAAATAAGAATAGCAAGACTGCAAAAGTGGCTTATGAGTTTTTGCAAGACTTAAAGAGAAAGAACAATTTGTGTGAAGTTAGCAAAGAACGTATCAGGCGTGCCGGCAAAAAACTTACAGAAAATAACGGTCAACTCGCATTTGAAGAAAAGAAAACCTTAGACATAGGGTTTAAAGTTTTTAAACTAGACACTTCAAACCTTGCCAAATGGGACAGCTCACCTCTAGAAAATGCAGGTGCATTGTTCCAAAGACTTGATGCAATAGAAAATTCAATTAAATCCGACCGTACAGAATTAGATGTAGTCTATGAAGTTATGCTTAAACTCGGTATTCCGCTTGACTACAAAGTCATCCCTATAGAAATTAACGACAAAAAAGCCTATTCAATCGGCGAAGATTGTCTTGTCCTTGTATGCTTGGATTACGGCAAAGACGGCATAACTCCTGAAGATATTGAGGCTATGTGTGAACTTGTACCAGCAAAAATCGTATCTTCAGAACAAGCTTTCAAAGATGATACCGCACTTTCAAACGCTCATTATATCTTGAAAGATAAAGGTATTGAAATGAAATTATTATAAGGAGTGCCGGGTGAAGTTAAAGTTTAAAAATCAAGAATTTCAAACAGAAGCAGTCAATGCCGTAGCAGATTTATTTTCAGGTCAGGAAAAGTCAAATATGACCTTTTCGATAGATGATAACGGCGGTCAAATAAAATTATTGCAGAATGATTTTGGTTTCGGCAACAAACTTGAAATAGATAATGACACCCTGCTTTCAAATATGCACTCAATCCAAAGACGGCAAAAACTCCCGCTATCTCGAGATTACGACAGCCGGCAGTTTTCTATTGAAATGGAAACCGGAACGGGTAAAACATACGTTTATACAAAAACAATTCTTGAACTCAATAAACGTTACGGCTTTTCAAAATTTATTATTGTAGTTCCGTCTGTTGCCATCAGAGAGGGTGTTTTTAAATCTTTACAGGTAACAGAAGAACACTTCAAAAACCTCTATGACGGGGTTCCTTACAGATATTTTATTTATAATTCAGCTAAACTCTCAGATGTTCGCCAGTTTGCAACATCAAGCAACATTGAAATAATGATTATTAACATTGACGCATTCAAAAAAGCCGAAAATATAATCAATCAGGAGCAGGACAAACTCAACGGCGAAACTGCTATGAGATACATCCAGGACACTAATCCAGTTGTAATTATTGACGAACCGCAATCTGTTGACAACACGCCAAAAGCAAAAGAGGCAATTCAATCATTAAATCCTCTTTGTGTTCTACGCTACAGTGCAACTCACAGAGAAAAAATAAACCTCTTATACCGCTTAACTCCTGTTGATGCTTATCAAATGGGGCTTGTTAAACAAATTTGCGTTTCTTCAAGTTCTGTTGCAAATGATTTTAATAAACCTTACATTCATTTAAAATCAGTATCTAACGACAATGGCTTTAGTGCAAAAATTGAGATAGATATTGAAAACAAATCCGGCAAAGTTGAGAGAAAAACAATTACCGTAAAACCTAATGACAACTTGTTTATGCTTTCAGGTAAACGTGAATTATACGAGGATTATGTTATTGCAGGTATTGACTGTACAAAAGGTGCTGAATGCATAGAGTTTTCTAACTCGGAGGATTTGCAGTTAGGCAAGACCATTGGCGGGGTTGATGAAAATATAATTAAACGTGCTCAAATATACAGAACAATCGAAGCACACCTCGAAAAAGAACTCCGCTACCACGACAAAGGTATAAAAGTTTTGTCGCTATTCTTCATTGATGAAGTTAAGAAATACCGAACAGAAACCGGCGAAAAAGGTATTTATGCTCAAATGTTTGAGGAATGCTACAACGAGCTTATGAGCAAAGAAAAGTATGCTCCGCTGAAAACTTATTTTAACACTGATGTTGAAAAAGCCCACAATGGCTACTTTTCACAGGATAAAAAAGGGATTTACAAAAATACTAAAGGCGATACCCTCGCAGACGATGATACTTATAACACAATTATGCGTGATAAAGAATGGCTTTTGTCTTTTGATTGTCCTCTACGGTTTATTTTCTCCCACTCAGCTTTGAAAGAAGGCTGGGACAACCCGAATGTGTTTCAGGTTTGTACATTAATCGAACAGAAATCAACATTTACCTGCCGCCAAAAAGTCGGACGAGGTCTAAGACTTTGCGTAAATCAGGAGGGTGAACGGATTGAAGATAGAAATATTAACATTCTTCACGTTATGGCCAACGAAAGTTTCGCTGAATTTGCCGAAACTCTGCAAAAAGAAATTGAACAGGAAACTGGCATGAAGTTTGGTGTGTTCCAGCTTAGTGCATTGATGGATTTGACTTATGAAGAAAAAATTGAAATAGAACATCAGATGGATGAAGCCTCAGCCTTTGATGTCTATGAGGCACTTGTGGTAAATGATTTGCTTGACACTAACGGAAACGTGAAAGAGGATGTAGAGGTTGAAGAAATTGAACTTCCAGAAATAGCAGAGCCTCTAAAACAGGAAGTCAAAAAAATAATGAAACAGGCTGAACCTGTAACTTTTGAAAAGCTCAAAGAAGTTAAATGTGTTGAAACCCGCATTGAAGAAAAAACATTTACGCATGAACAAGCCACAGAGATTATGGAAGAACTCAAAGAAATGAAAGTAATTTCAAAAGAGGGTAAAATAAAAGACACAATGAAAGCACAGCTTAAAGCCGGCAAACTTGATTTGAGTGAAAGATACACAAAAGCTGCACAACGTGCAATTATGCAGGCATTAGAAAAAGCCGACAACCGCCCTGTTATTCGTGATGCCAATAAAGAAGTTACAGTAAGACTTAAAAAACAGGCAATTTTATCTCCCGAATTTAAAGAGCTGTGGGATAAAATTAAACAAAAAACTACATACAGAGTAAATATTGACACCGACACTCTGATAAAGAACTGTGTAAAAGAATTACGAGAAATGCCGCCGATTCCAAAGGCTAAACTATTAACTTCAACTGCTGAAATAGAAATTGAAAATGCAGGAATTTACTCGACCGAAAAACATATTCAAACTAGCGATTTAGAAAATACTTATAGTTATGTGCCTGATATTTTGCGTTTGATAGCTTCTGAAACTTTATTAAAGCATTCAACTATTATTCAGATTTTAAAACAAAGCGGGCGTGAACAGGATTTTATGAATAACCCGCAGTTATTCTATGAAAAAGCACTAGAAATTATTTTGAAAAATCGTCATAGTTTGGCGATTGACGGGATAAAATATATTAAACTTGCAGGTGAAGAATATTATGTTCAGGAAATTTTTGACAGCGAAGAGCTGCTTGCAAATCTTGACCGTAATGCGGTTCAGGTAGAACATAGTGTCTATGATTATTTGATATATGACAGCGGAGTAGAAAGCAGGTTTGCAAAATCACTTGATGAAGACCCAGATGTAAAAATGTTTTTCAAAATCCCTCCAAGGTTTAAAATAGAGACACCTATAGGAAGTTATAACCCTGATTGGGCTGTGTTCTTAGAAAAAGACGGCGAACAAAAACTTTATTTTGTGCTTGAAACAAAAGGAACAACAAGCCTGTTTGATTTGAGAAACTCTGAAAAATTAAAAATTCATTGTGGAAAAGAACATTTTGCAGCACTTGAAGACGGCATCCGGTTCTCAGAAGAACCGGTTAAGGATTGGAAAGAGTTTAAGGTTAGAATTTAATTATTTAATCGGGAAGTAATAATCAACTAAATAAGAAGCAGCATCAAAAGGATGTTCCAAAAATTTTAAATCGTGGTCATTTTTGATTTGCTTTAAAGAAGGTACATCCACAATAGATGTACCCTCTTTAAAAGATAAGTTATAAACATTGTGTAAAAGCCATTTACAGCGTTTATCTATAAATAATGAAACATCACCTTTGGAATTTCTAACCTTTGCATTAAACGCTTGTATTCTCCGCAATACCGCAGGGTTAAAGTTTCGTAACTGAAACTTAGGTTCATAACCGTAAGCTTCTAATGCACGTTTAATAATCATATAGTTTGTAAATTCCGACTGCGAAGAACGATTATCGCCGGAAGCATCACCGTTAATTATCAAATCCCCTCTGTGATTAGGATAACGGCGGATAAATTCATCTATTGCCTGTTGTGTTGTTGTATTTTCTATAACAAGTTCATCAAAGAAATAAATATTTTTATCGTCTTTATGAGCAAGACACCAGCACATAGGGTCAACGTTAAAGTCACAGGTAAGATGAAGTGCTAAATCTCTGTTATATTGCAGGGATTTAATATTATCATCCGTAAAATTCTTCACAACCAAACCGCTTGAATAGTTTCCGAATTGCCCTAAAACATTTATCCTGTAATATTCTGGGTCAAAATCTTCTTTCATTGATTCCAAATAGTGTTCCGGCAGGTAAATATTATTAGATGTCGGAGCAATAATAAGGCGGTAATTTTCTTTCTTGTTTTCAACAAATCTTTTATAAATCCACCCTTTATTAGCTTGTGGATTGGTATGACCGAATAATCTGTATCTAAAGTTACTCCAGGAAGGTTTAATATTAGTGTTTCTTAAACGGCCTATCAACTGTTTAAAAGCACTATCAGAAACTTGTGATGCTTCTTCAATTTCTGCCCAATGCAGGTTTAGAGATTTAATTTTTTCAGGATTATCTACACCTTTAAAAAGGATTTCAGAACCGTTAGCAAAAGTCATTTTCTTTTCAATTTTGTTGAAAAAATAATGCTTTCCTGCAATATATCCCATTGCTTCAAGATGTGAAAAATAGGATTCCAGTGTTGTGTCACGCACAAGAACATATTCTTTAGCACAAACAAGCCCTCTGCATCCGGGATATTTTCTTGCAAGCATAATCCCTAAAAGTGAACCGCACCAGGTTTTACCGGACCCGTAACCACCCTGATAAATTACAACATCAAGCGAGTTATCGTGAGGAATATTAAAAAATTCCTGTTGTTTTTCAAGTAATGTATATTTTGTCATTATTTACTCTTAATCAACTCATCAATTTTTTTAGAAAGCGTATCCAGTTTCGTATCTATTTTGTTTTCGCTTTGCTCAACCTGTTTATGTGAATATTCCATAAGTTCAAGTTTTAAATTTGCAACATCCAGTTTTGTCGCAAAATAATTCATCTGAACCAATGTAAAAACAGCACAAACAACGATAAAAACATTTTCTTTATTCAAAAATTTATCCATAATTTCTCCAAGACATAAAAAAGTAGGCAAGAGAAGCACTAATATTGTGCTTCATAATGCCTACTCCTCATTTCTACAACAAATATATTTAGTTTGCTCTTAAATCCTCAACAACGGATAAAAGATAATTGGCGAAGTTTTCAATCGCGCATACCCCCTGTTCAAAACAATAATCATCAATTTCATTTGGAGTTTCTTTGATTTTGTTTTTCAGCTTTGATAAGCTGTCGATCGCAGGTTGAGTATATTTTGCAAGGTTTTCATATAATTTTGTAATCGAAGTTGGAACTTTCTTTTTGAGTAACTTAACTATAAAAGGCTGAATAACTGCCCATATACTGCTCCAATCTTTCCAATTTCTAATCCACGCAAATAAATTCATAAAATTCTCCTTTCTTTTCAAATACGTATTTGCCTTCATTTATTTTTTGCTTGTACCAAGCAGATTTTGTCCTTAAATAAGAACCGACTTCATCTTTTGATAAAGCCGGTAAATAATTCAGGAGTGTAATATCTATTTTTCCTTGTCGTTTTCGCTGCCTTTGGTCGAACTCGTAATGAGTAAATACAGATTTTTCGTTTATCAAAATTCCGTATTTAAGGCTTAAATATCCGGCAAGACAGCATAGTGCTTCTATTTGATTTTGTGTCAGGGGATAGTTTGTCTTTTTGTTTTTCAAATCAAAGCCAGCCATACCGCATACAGATAAACCGATACAGCCTGTATTGCCGCCCCCGCAATGTTTTGCATAATTCCCGTCATAACAATTCAGGTTATCTTCGGGTTTATGTGTACCTTGATAAATTCTTCCATATTTATCTACACAGTAATGATATGCCTCTAAATCTACACTACAAGGGTTATTCGCCCCTGCTGTCCAGTGAAGGCAAATTTTGTTCAATGATGTCATTTTCTTTTATCCTTTCTGTTAATTCCTGTATTTGTTGCCTTAATTTTTGAATTTCGGCATTATAGAAATCAAGCCAGGTTTCTCCGGTTGTTTCTTCTTTTATTTCAGGCTCGCAAATGGCTCTTATGCGTTTTATATCTAACTCGTTTAATTCTTTGTTAATCTGTTTTATCTGTTTTTCTATTTCTTCAGCTTTTTTTTGTTTTTCTGTTTTTATAGGGCATTTTTCAGACAAATACCACTGCAAATCTATATCAGATTGTTCGACATCTAAAAGTTCCATACCAATAGATTTAAAATATTTTTCATTAGAACCAAGGCCAACACTACATAAGCCGGTATTAATGTTAATTATTTTTGCATATTTAAGCATTCGAAACTCCTTTACAAGGAATAAATAATAGTTCGCCGCCTGTAAGTTTAACAACATCATTGACGTCAACCATAAAAGAAAGAGAGTTGTATTCTTCCCAATGACCGGCATTTCCATATTGCCTAAAAACCATACGACCATTTATATAGCCACTAAGAGATGTTGTATAAACAGTATTTCTCATCAAGATCCAACCCTTCATTGAGATTATATTATCTACATTAAGAGCCATTGTTGTGGCTGCATCCCAATCAGGCATTGAATATTCAAGAATTTTTTCTTTATTATTTGAAATAATGTTTGAAATAGATTCACTTATTGCTCCTGCATTAAATATTTCTAAGTTTTCAACAGCATTAGCAACCTTAAAATATAAAAATTTATTGTTGTTATCTGTATTAGCATCTGTTTTTGTAGGACAAATAAATGTCTGATTATCTCTATCAATAATCCAATATAGGGAATAATCCTCTAAAGGGTCTATGTTATTACTTTCAATTACTTTAAAATTAAATGGATTTTCATTGTCTAATGCTTTAATTAAAGCATTATAAATTGTTTTATAAACCAGTCCATCATTTACTTGACCTGTGGATTTTAACCAACTTATATGATTGAAGTTTAAAGTATCATAATGTGCATACCCTAAAGGAATGGTATCATTTTCAGATGTTGTTGTTTCTATAATATTTGTGATAGCTTCTTTTTGTACGGTATTTCCAACAACCATATAAACCGCAAGTTTCGTAGATGGTGGCTGTACAGTGTCAGAATTGCCATAAATAGGATTACTTTGAGAAGCATTTGTTGTCGTTAATGATAAATGATTTCCATAATCAGGACTGCCACGGCCTTCTTCTGCAACTCCTGGATAGTTCCAGTAAAATGCCACCACATTATGATTGTGGTCTGGCAAGCCTGCTTCAACAAAATTTCCTACATTTTCCTGATTACCATTTTGAAAGAAATAATCATTTCTTGGTAAAAATACTCTTTCGTTTTCTGTATCTAAGCCATAAAACCAAGCTATTTTTAATTCTGAATAAATATCATCAATATAATTCTTTTGGGAAATATCATAATATATATGACCATTTTGGTGCTTTGCACCTTCTAATATACCTTTCCATACAATTTCTCCATTAACAATATTATAACAGTGTTTTAAGTCGAAACTTCCGGTAAAAGGCTCGCTGGCATTATACCCATTACCTTCTGTAAATGGTATATTTGAAATTATTGGAGTTGAATTTTCTATTGTTATATAAATGCTGGCATTATCCAAAGATGTATTTTCATCAACATATTCAACAAAGCTCAGAATATATTTGTTTCCATCAAATACAAATGAAAGCAAGTAGTCCGTATTAGCATTTAAAGTTAATGTAGATATAGCCTGACTTGCAATATTCCAAGAAGTTCCGTTAGAACTTAACCATAAGTGCAATTTACCATCTGTATTTATTTTTAATGCAATATTTAGCTGTGATGTTTCGGAGTGGAATATACCTTGAATAGTTCCTAAACTTCCTGTTTGTATTTTTCTTACAATTTGCCACGAATAGCCTTGCGGAGAAAAAAGTTTATCGGATTTAAAATATGCTCCTTTGGTAAACCCACCTATAATTCCATTTGAAAGCGTTAAACTCCCAACAGCATTAATAAAATATTTAATTGCATAAACTGTACTATCATTATATTCTTCAATACATTTTTCATAAAAATCAGGATAACCATATCTTTCACCTATAACAGGACTTTTATATACATAATTTCCAAGAAGTTCCAATCCCTGTTTTTCATCAAATGTTAGAATATGGTCTTTTTTTACAATATCAAAAAGATTCCATTTATATAAATTTTCATTTGCAATTTCAGTTAAACTTTCTTTACCAGCAATAGTTGTTGTATTTATTTCATTGATACTATCAACAGTTTTTTCTTGCATTTCGGTTAAACTATCTTGTTTTGCTGTATCAATATCAGAAAGTGCCTGAATATGTTTATCAGAAACTTCTTGAGTTTTTTCTGTTGCAATATCCGCTTGTTTGGTTGCTAAAGCTATTTTTTCATTACCAAGAGTTTCTACCTCATCTATTACAGAAGCTTTTGTATTGTTCAGTGCTTCAATATTGTTTTCGCAGGTATCATAGGCATTTGAAACAATATCATTAAGATTAGAAATGTTTTCATAAAAAATATCTACATCTTGATTTAACTGTATGAGGGTATTTTGTGCTTCATTGGCAGAATTTTGAGCCGATAACTTTGCTTCATTGCAATATGACATCATTCTTGTTGCTTCTGCTCTTGCAATACCAGGAGTTTCAATAACAACATCAAGTACAGTGTCATTTATATTCATTGAAACTTCTAATGAATTATTTACAAATTTTATTTCCTCATTAACTCCTTTTCTTACCAGAAAAGGAATGACGGATGTTACGGTTCTAATTCTTTTTTCAGTGTCAATAAGTTTTAATTCACCGTATTGTTTACCTAATGTTAAATTTGAAGTAATCTCATCAGATAAAATTACTTCAAAATTTTTACCACTCAAATCACCGTATGTTAATGTAACATTACCCAATGAAAAAGTGGCTGTAAAGCCACTTAAATCAATATCAGTATTAAAGTTTATAACAAGGAATTGATCGCCTAAAAAATTTGTATCATCTCCTTGAATTATTGTTATGTAATCCATTAAGTTTCTTCCTCTAAATTAGTTATTCTTCGTGATAATGATGCAATATCGTTTGTATTCTGCTGAATATTTTCAATATTTGCAGAAATCTTTAAAGATAATGCAGTTATTTGTTCTTGTAAATCATTAAAATTATTGTTTAGCAAAGTTGAACTTGCCAAACTACCGTATTCAATTTCTTCTATTGCCATAATCTTCTTGCTCCAATTCTTTATAAACTCTGTACATCTGCCTGTCAAAGTCAATTTTATTCGCTTTCATTTTAGGTTTAAATTTTTCGATTGCTTCCATATCGCCCTTTAAAAGACATTCTTTTAGATATTCCCTTGCTTTGTAGGCATTTAAACCCTTTGAAGTGGAATAAAACATATTTATAGGTCGAAATCCGTTCCTGCTGCCTGAAACCGTAAAAGGTGTAAAAGTATCTTTATATCTGTCGCCGATACTTGCCTTATTCCAGTTATCAGTAACTTCATCAGAAATTTTTGTTACAACCGGATTTATTAAAGGAGCAGTTTTTGATGCTGCTTTTCTTATTGCACTGTTTGGCATATCTTCTACAATTTCAGGAACTTCAAGAGCCTGTTTGCCGACACGTGCATATAATTCCCTGCCGTTTTCATCATTCCCTATATATGGTCTGGTAAATAAAGTATCAACAACTTTTTTCCCTGTTCCGTCTTTTTCCGTAAAACGATTATTACTGTATGATGAGTAATTTATACCGCTTTCATATTTTTCGGGATTGTTGTGTTTATCTATAACACGATTACAGGCATTTATAATATTTGAATAAATAGCAGTTTGAATTAAAAAAGTCATAAAATACTTTCTTGCCTGTTCACCCCTTACCCCTGCACCTTCTATATCATTGGTAAAAGAAGATAATCCGAGTTTTCGGGATAATTCCCTTGTTGCAGAACCAAATTTTGAAGATTTTGCAAATTCATTTAAGAACTTTTGTCCTGCTTCAGAAGAAAATATCGCAAGGGATTGCCTTACTGTAGCAGACATATTCCAGTCAGGAGAAAGCAATAACCGTCTTGCGGCTTTTACTGTTCCCGGCTTAATTCCGAGTGCATCCCAGTTCTGACCGCCGAAAGTGTCATTAACGAGCTGCCCTATGTCTTTTCTGACATTATCAGATAATACGATTTTTCCTTTTTTAGAAACTCGGTCTATAAGAGTTTCATAAGCATGCAGCTTATAGGTATTGTGTAAATAATTCCAAAGAAATTTGTTGTTTATATCAATATAGGCTCTCATTGGCTTTGTTACAATTTTGCTTGCCCCAAAAGTAACTTTGTCAACAAGATTAGAAACGCCGTCTATAAATGTATTAAATTCACCTATATTTATATCAGAAATTGCACCGAATTGAACACCGTCTTGAATAGCCCTTTTTACGGCAGGATTATCCTTAAAAACTTCAAAATTATTGTTTTTTATTCCGTCAATAATTTTAGGAAGATTACCCAATGTTTTAAAAGTTTTAAAGGGAACAATGCCCTCGTGAGCTGCTGCACTTTCTGTCAGTGCAACAACGTGCATACCGTTGAATAAAAATTTACAGCCTTTTGCAAAATTATTTACTGTATCGTAAGCATTTCCTGCTTTTTGAAGTAATTTCCCAGCAAGACCTTTGGCTGCTTCCGGCTCATTAGTTGCTTCAAGCACAGGTCTTGCTATTTCTTCAAGTTCTTTTGCATAATCAGGATTTGCTTTTTGAATTTTCTTCAACTCTTTCATAAATTTAGCATTTTCAGCCGCATCAATAAGCTGGTGAGAGTGTATCTTTTGAATTTCTGCATAATCCAATGTTTTAGGTCTTAAATCAATGTGCATTTCCTGACCTTTACCCATAGGAATATCAAGCCCGTATTCAATCCCTTCTTTATATGTTGGAATTTTTCTTGCTTTTTCAAACTGTGATTTTGTTTTTAAATTTCCGTAATATGCTTTGACTGCCGCTTTCTGGTTATCATCCAAATCCCAGATGTGCGTAATATATTCATCCGGCGACATAGAACTTTTTGTATTTTTTATTTTTGCAAGGTTATTCCAATATGTTTCCATATCGTCAAAATGGTTCTGTGCAACCATTCGTAAAACTTCTTTTTGGTCTTGATTTAAACCGTTAAATATTTTTGCTAAATCAGGTCTATTAAAGTTTTGTACCGGCAAATCTGTATTTTCGCGAATAAACGGCAAAACTTCTCTTAATCCTTTCGGATCAAGATTTAATTCATTAGCAATATCATCAATTTGTGCTGAAAATTTGTTTATTTTCTGCATTGCTTCAAATTTTGAAGTGTCAATATTTGCTCTGCGGTTTTGTATAAGTTCGCGAACCATATTTTCAGCATTATTAAAGCCTTCTTTTGCTACCTGTTCCGCGTGTTCAAGACGATTTGTTCTTGTCTGCACTTTATTTATTACATCTTTTGTTTTTCCGAGTTTTGTTGCGATTTTACCTGTAACACCGCCGATTAACCCGCCGCCTAAAGCTCCTGTTCCTGCTCCCTGTGCTGTTGATTTGACAGTTCCTTTCAGGTCTTTATTTTCCATAAGACCTTCCCCTGCCCCAAACATTGCACCGCTTGCAAGTCCTGATGCAATACCGCTTCCGATATTTTTAACAATCGCTTTTTTAGCAATTTGAGAAAATGCAGGTTTAGCCAGTTTTAATGCCAGTGTTCCGCCAAGTTTTGCCGCTCCGCCAAATGGTATTGCGGCACTTCCAATTTCTAAAGCAGCTCCGGCATAGAGTTTTGCCATAGTTTTACGGTGTTCTTTATCAATATTTTTTCTTTCAGCTTCACCAATTTCTTTAATCTTTTGCACTTTTTGTTCTTTAGTTAAAGATTTATCTTTCATCACGGTATCGTAAGGTGAAAGTTGAACATTCTGCTCAACTTTTCCTTGTAAGACTTGTGCAGGTTGAAAATCAATATTATTTGCAGACAGAGATTGGCTTTCAGCTTGAAAATCAATCTCTTTATCCTCTTGAAAATCTATCATTATATTTTCTTATATCCTTTTTTTATTGCTTCGCCTAATTGTGATGCAGGAATCGAACCAATTTTTCCGTCAGGTGATTTTACCTTAACCCGTTTTGTATTATTACTACCACTATTTGATTTAGGTTTTTCCCCATAAGTAACATGCGTTGTATTCTTTTGTTCAGGTCTTGCACCGTATGTGACGTGAGTATAATTATGAGAATCGGGTCTTTCCCCGTATTCAACTTTGATAATATTTTTGCCGTCATTTTTAGAACGGTAATAATTTTTACTTCTGTCGTTTTTATTTTCTTGTGCATATCTTCCGGCTTTTGCAACACTATTTAAACCTGCAAGATTTACCATTTCATCAGGATTGTAGTCTGGGCTTGAAATGCTTGTGTTATACTCATCAATAGAGATTAGTCCGTTCTCCAATCTCATACGGTCATAATCTTTTCTTGTAAGAAAATTATTCTGAAATTTTTTAGCTACTAATAACTTTGATAAATCACCAGATGATATTGTTCCATTTGAAATACTTGTATCTACGCCTTGTTGTTCCAGTACATTTTTATACAAATCACTATTCATTCTATTATTTGTGAATTTGTGAGTCATACCAAGCCCATATAAAGGATTTCCCGTTAATGCTGTTGACAATCCGCCAGCAATAATACCTTGCATAACTGGATTATGTGCCATTCTTGCAACAGTTCCAAAGCCTTCTCCTATTCTTTGCATAGCACCTTTCGAATTATCGGGTTGTAGATTTTCAGGCTGAAATCCCTGTGTTCTGTTCTCTTTATATCCGGTGAGGAAATCACCTAAACCATTTGCAAGATTATTAAAAATTCCTTGTTTCATCTGATTATCTGCAACTGGATCAGGATTATTGATATAAGAATTTATTGCACTGCTGATTGGCGATTGTTCAGGCATAGATGATTGAATATAGCTATCTATTAAACTTTGAGTATCACCACCAAATTTTGTTAAATAATTATCTTGTGACATTGCATTTTGATTTCCTAATATTTCGCTCATTTGTTCTGTTTGTGCCAGTTTGCTTTTTGCAATATCAACCTGTGCATCTGCTAATTGTTGAGCTTGCTGTCCTGTTTGTTTAGCTCGTTTTCTGTTTGTTCCCTGTAGAGCCATAGCACCCAACGCGACTAATGCTCCGATTGGGCCTGCGGCGGCAGCTCCACCTGCTGCGCTTCCACCGGCAGCAGCCCCGCCCGCAGCAGAAGCTCCGGCAGTAGTTCCTGCTGTTGTTGCCGCAGTTGCTCCTGCACTTGTTGCGGCTGTTGTACCTGCTGCCGCTCCCGCACTTGCTCCGCCAATAGCAGAGCCGACTTTTGAACCTACTGTATTTATTAAATTAGAAGATGTTGGAATTACATTTTTAACAGTATTTGCGCCTGTTTGAAGAGCATTGCCTGCTGTTTGCATTCCATTACCAATTTTACCAAGAGAAGAAAAATTATTACTTAAAAAACTGCCAGTATTTGAAAGACCTTCGCCTAAATTTCCGACTCTATTTGAAATACCGTTTATTCTGTCGAGAGGATTTTCAGAATTTTGTAATTGTTGTGTCTGTGCTTCCTCTCGTAATTTCTTTTCTATTATTGCCCTTATAAGTTCGTTTTCTGTGTTATTTTGCATAAGATGTCCTTATAATCCGTAAGATGAGCTTTCTGTTTTATTTGAACTTGTTGTTGTTGCATTTCCTGCACTTGTCTGCAATGATAATGCCTGATTGCCGTTTACTGCGTTATGCCCTTGCAAATATGCATTCATCAAAAGATTAATCATATTACCTACATTATTTTGGCTGTTTGCAAGCAATGATGCTGTATAATCAGAAATGCTGTCATTCATTGAATCTGCAAGATGATTGTACATATTGGTCGCTTGGCTTGAACGTACCATATTTCTGTTTGTAAGCGGATTTATAATACTATTTTCAAGTACTTTTTGACTGTTTTTATTTAGATTTTTTGTATATGCTTCAAGCAATGCTTGATTTGTCGGAGTATCTATTGTTGGATTTCTGTATTCTTCAAGCAGTTCATCCATATTTTTATTCATATAATCATAAATACTCTTATATGCTGTACCGTCATTTAATGTGGTTGTTGTACCGTTGTTATCAGTGACGGATGTAACATAAGGATTTACTGTAGTTGTTTTTTTATATGTTGTACTCGAACTTGAATTTGATTTTGATTTTGAACCACCGCCCATTTTTTACCTTTCATATATGTATAAGTTATCTGCAACCTTTTTAAAACCGCACTTCAAGATTGTATAAATTGCTGTTTTGTGATGTGTCCTAGCGTAAATATCACAATTCCACCAGCTTAAAGATGTTTTAAAACACTCCATATTTATTAAATGAGTTTTTCTGTATGCAACTGCATTTACATATAATCTGTCATCCTGTTCATAGTAATAGATACAGCCTATATGTTTACCGCCAACAAAAAAAGAATAAAAAAATGTGTTTTTTATAACATCATCAAAATTTTCATAATCTTCAAGTAAATCCTGATTATTTTCAAACAAATTTTTACATTGTTCATAGTTAAAATCAGGATTTAAAGGTATTAGTACTTGCATTAAATCTGTTTAACCTTAATTTTGCTGAACTCAATATTTTTAATACAAAATCCTTCACCCTTTGTGTAGCAGTACAGTTGAATTTCAAGAGTTTTAAATGTTGCAGAAGGTAATTTGTATATGGAGTTTAATTCCTTTAACGGAAAGTATGTTTCATCCCAATGCCCGTTATCAAAGTACAGAGCATCTTTCATTGTTTTTACTTCAATTCTCTTGACCTTCGGGGCTTTGAACATATCGTAGTTTTTCACATACCTTACCCAAAAATTACCGCAATATGTCATATCAAGAGTTACACGGGGTGGAAAATACAAAATCTTTAAAGTATTATCAATCCCGAGATTTAACGGAGTACATTTATAAAAACTCCGGATAAATGTTCCGTTAAAAGTATCTGTTTTGTATTCCTCGTATATCTTGCCTGATTCACCGCCTGAATACAATGTATTGTTGATTATATTAAAACAGGTAACATCTGGGCATTTTCTTTTTATCCATTCTCTGTGAACATAATCATATATCATTATGGTTGTAATTTCGGGCTCAGTCGTTGGAATCAAAAACCATATTTCGTTTCTGTCGGATAAAACAATAGATAATGCCCTAATATCACCAAGCCTTAAAGGATTAATTTCACATAGTTCCTGCTGAATATCGAGTGCGATATTACTTCCAAGTGTTTTATCACCGTTTACAACCTGATTGAAAGAAAATACACCCTTTTTAGTATCATCATAAAAATATAATTCTGTACCGTGAAATACTAAAGAATTATAGCTTGCACATCCGCCCGGACTTTCATCTGTCTGTGTATAAGGGTATTCGCCTGATAAAAGAATAGAACTATCTTTAAAAAATATTGCCAAACTTCCTAAATATGGTGCAATAGCAGTAATATTTTTTATGTATTCGTTAAATCCTGAAGATGTTTTAACTTCGTAATCAGAAGTCTTAAAATCATAAATATTTTCCTGAACAGAATACCAAAGAATATTTCCTTTAAAAATCCATAATCTGTTATCATAATTAATTAAACCTAATCCTTTTACTGGTCTTTCTTCCATATCAACGAGATTGTTCATATCTACAATTTCAGTTTCTGCTCCGACTTCAATACTGAACATTTCTTCGCCTGTTGAAAAAACAAATAAATCAGACCAACCTTGTGCAAAATCCAAACCGCAAGATTTTCCTGTTTTAGTCAAATTATCTTTTTTTAACTGAACCTGTTTGGTAATCAAATCATATAAATAAAATTTACCCTTAGTTTCATTTTCTGTATGAACAAAACAATATGTATTATTTTTCTGAATACTCTCAAATAGATTTATAATTTTTTCATCTTCGGGAATTAATTCACATACAGCAATATTCCCTTTTGTTGTTCTTATTCCCACACCGCTATTTATTCCTGTATTGAACAACTCTACATTTTGCAGGTCTGAAGCTGATATAAAATCATTCGAAAACGATGCATTTATTCTACGGATACCGCCAAATCTATTACATTTTAATGATGAGATCTTTGTTGTCAATATTAATAACTCCAAGCATACTTGACAAATCGTAGTGAAAACGCTACAATATAAATATGAAACAAGTAAAATTCTATAAGCTTTCAAATGGAAAAGAACCTGTCAAGGAATGGCTGTTATCGCTTGATGTTACAACAAGAGTAAAGATTATCAAGAGATTAGAAAGAATATATAATGATAACTTTGGCGACTATAAACAAATTGCACCAAATTTATATGAACTAAGATTCTTTTTTGGAAAAGGCTATAGAATTTATTACACAATTAAAGATGATACTGTTGTAATACTTTTATATGCAGGTGATAAATCAGACCAGCAAAGAGATATAAGCATTGCAAAAGATTACTTAAAGAATGTAAAAGGAAATGATAATGACTGAATTAAATGATTTTACAATAGAACAATTAAAAGATGAAGAATTTCAAAAAGAATATATGAACGAAAGTCTTGCACAATACATTAATGACGGTGATTTTAATGCTTTCTTTAGTTCTTTAGAATTGGTTATTAAATCGAGAGATAGCATATCAAGTTTCTGTGAAAAGGCTGGAATTGATAGAGCTATGTTATATCAAATATTCAATGGAGAAAGAGTTCCGAGAGTTGATACGCTGGCAAAAATATTAAAAACATTAGGTTATAATCTTAAAGTAGCGTAATTACCAATAAACCCTTTTTTCTTTTTTAAGTCCTGAAGTGTAATTTATAAGGATTTTATATGCTCTGTCATACTGTTCCTTATAACCGGAATAATTCTCATCCTGTTCTGATGCAATAGCATAAAGCATTGATTTTGTAATAAGAGCATTTTTAAAGATATTTTCATATTTTTCAGGGATATTTATTGTGTCATTATCGTTTTTTAGAGTATAAACACTATCCCCAAAATCATCTTCACCTATTGCAAGTGTTAAATATTCAATGTCAATAGTATATGTATTATCAGGAGTAGGATATAAAATAATGGTATCATTTTTGATATAAAATCCAGTCGGTACACCTTCTTTATCTTCAAGTGTTTCGTAATCGTCAAGATATTCAAGAAATTTTTTATTTATTTTTACTGAATAAACCTGACTACCGGAAACTGTCTTTTTGATAATATTTCCATTAGGAGTAGAATATTCCGAATTGCCTGGTGATGTTGTAAAAATTAGTGTTTTTACTCTGAAAGGAAACGGATAAGAGCACCATATTTCAGAAAGTGCCTTATTTATAGAAGATTTTAAGGCACTTTCCATTTCATCAGCACTCTCTGCATCACCGTCATACATAGACCAGGCTTGTCCTGCCACTTCGTTATATATATCAAGAAATGTCAGAGTCATTATTTATTTTCTATATCCTTAGTTTTTGCTGTTTTGGTTTCAGATTTATTTTCTTTTTGTTTGTCTTTGTTGTTGACAACGACCAATTCTTGTACCGATTTAGCCGTTTTTGGTGCTTTTTCTTCTTTAATTTTGCCTTTGACAACTTCATAATTTCCCCTATCTTCTTTGACAATTCTGTTAGCTTCATCATCAGGCAGGGAAAATATGTGTCCTGTCGGAATAAATTTAATATCAATCATTTGTTTCTCCTTAATTTAAAAGGGGTGAATTATCACCCCTGAAAAGCAACTACAAACCTACTTTTTTACCGATTGCATAGATATTTCCTGCAAAGTTAGAACTAAAATCAATATCAATAGCCCCGTCGGAATTAACAAATCTTGCCGGATCTTGAATTTGAATAGCTGTTGTTGCAGATTTAGCGGCTGTTAAAATTAAATCCCCTAACATTGAATTAGGGTATCTTTCACCTTTTTTCAGAGTAATGGTAGAGTCCGCAGATGAAGTATTATTTAAAATAATGAATAAAGTATTATTCATACACTCCATTGCTCCTAGTAACTTGATGCCGTTTGCTATCGTTACGGTTTGAGGGGTAATTACTAAAATACCTGCGGAATCCGAATTTTCGATTACAGGTAATTGAATTGTTATTTCATCTCTTGCCATAATTTATTTTCCTTTCGTGTTTAAGAAAAAGCGGCTGTTAAATATTTAAGCCGCTTTTCTTTCAGATAATGTCAATGGTGCATTGATTTTTACAGTTCCTAAGTAATCAACTCTTGGAGCACCAACCCCGTAAAGCCCATACCCTTTATATCTTGTATTAAAGTTCTTTTCAGGCATATAGTCTTTCATATTTAAGTTTTTAGAAACACCACCGGCTAAGGTTTTTCCTTTGATGCCAAATAACGGATAATAGGTAATTTTATCATCATCTTCAGTGACACCTGCAACATTGTTTGATACAACAATATCCCAGCCGCAAAGATGTCCGATAAATCCTTTTGCAATCTTTTTATGACCTGATTCAACATATTTAAGTTCATCAAGTTTCCCTAAATAAAATTGGTATTCAGGCGGTACGATAGCAACCATTTGCCCGTCTATCCAGTTTGTATGACCTTTTCTGTCGCCGCGTTTAAATTCAGCCTGCATGTATGCAAGAATTTCCTTTGCATAATCCGCATCCAGAGTGATAGCAGAATTGCTTGAACCGGATAAGTAGTGTCCTGCCCTTGTATAAAGCTGACCGTAAGCAGTGTCAACCGCTGCCGCAAATTGTTTAATGGCATCATAAGAATATTCTTTTGCCAGTTCAACTTTTTGCTTTAAGTCTGGTGCATTTGCAATTTGTTGCTTTTTGACCTCATCAACTTCGAAATGAAATGCTTTACCTTTATCAAATTTAACTTTTGCTGTGGTTGTATTTGTTAATTCTGCATCCGGTAAATCTCCGCCTGTGTAATCAAACAGATTTACCATTGCAGGCATAATAACATCAACTTCCGCACCGTGTCGAACTCCGTCTTTGAGTTCAGTGTGTGCTAACTGACCTATTACCATTTCATCATAAATATATTTATTATATGCCTTGGTAAAGGTTGTAATCATTAATTGTTCGTCTGACATATATTACTCCTTTTTATTTTTTGTATTAAACGAGTTCCGCAATCGCCTTATCAAGTTCTTCAGGCGAGTAATCATCAATACTTTTTGAAGATGATTTTTGCTGAATAGTAGTAGGAGTTAGATTTTTAAGTGTATCTAACTCCGATTTGTTTTCTTTATTTGCATTTTGTTCCGCAATAAATTCTTTTCTGAAATATTCTTTTAAGTTTTCAAGATGTTTAATAAAGGCGGCAGTTTCAAATCTGTCCCCTTTTACTTTTAGGGCTTCCGCAAAAAAGTTTGTAAATTCAGGAATTTTAAACCAATCAGGAAAATCTTTAATCGAATTTTGCACAAAAGATTCAGCTTCCTGCTTTAGAACTTCAAATCTTTGTGCTTGTTGCTGTTGAATAATCTGGTTTTTAGTTCTCTCTGCAAAAACCGAAACATTTTTTACAACATCAACACTAAATTCATCTTCAATACGTTCCAAAAGTTCAGGTGTAGGATTTTTTGAATATAAGGCTAAAAGCCCGCGTACTTTATCTGGTTCTTCAACTGTATGCAGATATTTTAAATATTCATTTGCTGTTGCACCTGCAATTTCGGTTATAAATGCATATTCTTCTGTATTTTTATAACCTAAATTTTGTGCTTCAAATTGAGCCTGTTCCTGTATTTGTCTTGCATAATCAGCCTGTTTTTGAAGTGTTTCTCTCTCTTTTTCCCATTCGGCTTTTTGTTCTGCCAAAGGTTGAAGTTCATTATATGACTTTAGAAGATTGTTAATATTAACACTACCGTCTTGGTTTAAAAATTCTTCAGGGATTTGAGGAGTATCTTCATTACCTTCAGGTATATCCTGTCCTTTTTCACCTTGCGGCTCATCCGAATTTTCGGTTATATCTGTTTTATCCGAACTTTCTTCTAAAATACCTTCAATTTGTGTTTCCAAAGAAATATCTTGCATTGCTGTTGTTGCGTTTACATCTGACATAGTTTTTACTCCTTAATTCGTTTCTCTTTCATAAATTCGTTTTCCCATTTATCTGTATCAGCAATATTTTTTAACATTCCTTTGAGAACCAAAGGTTCAATATCTGAATTTGCCAATCTTAAAATATTCTCTAATTGAAGTTCTTTAATGCGTTTATAGGTAGCAGAATCTACCAAATTAAACTTCTCAACTAAAATATTTTTATTCATAAATTAAATAGTCGCCTCTTGTTGATGTGCGATTGATTCCAGTTCTTCTTGAGGTGTTTTTTGTTCTACAGCAGATAATATATTATTGGATTTGGCATTATTTGCTTCCTGTATCATTTGTTGAACAACAGGGTCTTGTAATAATATTGACTGAATTTCTTGTGGGATTTGCGGTACTTGTTGAATGAATCTTTCAGGATTATCAACACCTTTTTGCTCCATATACCAGGTGAATATGGTTTTAACATTCAGCGGTACATACTTAGCGAATCTTTCAACAGCAAGAATTACCATATCTGCAAAGCTAAATCTTTCTGTCATTGAATTTCTGTCAGAATATGTATATCTGTATTCCGCTTGTCTTACTTCGTCTGTAATCAAAACATTTTCAGGGTTATTATCCTTATTAAGATAAATTGTTTCCGAACCGAATTTGAAATTTGCACATAATTTAGCAATATTTTTGATATTCGGAACTATAAAATATTGGTTTATAATATCCAAAATCATTGACAAACGTGTAGTTTGTCCCTGTGTTTTAACTGAAATTTCTGTAGCGGTTTTATCTCCTTTTTCTTCCGCACCAACCATATTAGGGAATATGCCAGAGATTTCACTCATTAAATCAGATAAAAACGTAATATCAGTTATAAAAACATTTGTTGAAAAACTTAGCGGTTGAATACTGCTTGAAGTGTATAATTGCGGGTCATAAGTAATGATTTTTCCCGGATAGAGTTCAATCTCATCATCCTCGAAAAAATCCTTCGGACATAGTAACGGGGGATTTTCCGTTAATGATTGCATGTTTACAGTTTTATTCAGTAAATCTTCCTGTGTATGTGCCAGATCCAAAACAGAATATAATGGACTTATACCACGTTTTGTTTCCGGGTCTTGAAGAAGTGCACCGTAAGTAAAAGGATTTATTATATACTTATTTTTTTCAAACCTGACGAGGTATTTACCGCCAACAACAACTGCGTGCCAATTTTTTAACACAGTTCCATCTTTTAAAGTAAAATTACCCCAGTGTTCCAAAACTTCTACGGTAGAATTATTTTTTGTTTTATCCTTTAAACTATCATCCGATTGGTCTTGTATATCGGATGTATCAGGTTCAGCCGTAATCATTTCTCTTAAAGCAGAAGCAACATCTTTTGATACTTCATAACATTTGTTATTGATAATATCATCAGGAGTTCGCCAGGTTCTATAAATCTTCGGACAGTTGTCAAAATCTTCAATTTGTGAAACATCAAAGACAAAATCCGCCGGATTTGCAGCTATAACAAAAGGATTGTCGTAAACTACTCTTTCGTCAATGTAAAAATTTTTTCCTTTCGCTTTTGCTTCAAGAATTTTAGGTAATTTGTTAATATCCGTGCTAAATAAAGTTTCAAAGAAGTTTATCGGTCTGCGATACTCCTCTTTTCTTGTTTTCCAGGTCGTAAATGATAATAATTCACCGTATAAAAGAGCATTATCAATAATTGAATCGCAAATTTGCGAATAGCTCATTTTTTCAAGAATATCTACAAGCATTGTTTTTTGCTTGTTGGCATTGGTATCAGCTTCAAGAGATTCACCCGAAACATCAAACATAGAATTTATGCCGGAATAAGTATTTTTCCAAATAAATGCTTTAAAAGTCTGAAAGTACATAAAAAGTTTGCACATTTTAACTTTTGACTTCCAGCGGTTACTTTTATCGGCTTTTTTTGGTAAATTAGCTTTTAAAAATACCTCTTTGATAATTTTTCTTGATTTTGTTAAGTTTTCACCTCTTGCATCATCATAACTTTTAAAATCAGATGCAATTTTTTTGGCGATTGCGTTTTTTTCTTCAGGAGATAATTTTTTCGCTTTACTCTCTTTATCTATAATGTATTCCATTAAATATCCTTTTCGCTGAAGCCTTCAATAATGAGGACATCAGGCTGTTTAAGTTCCAAATTGCCATCTTCATCCATTCCGAGTGCAACTCTTAAACCTTTTTGAGCCTTTGAAATTGCTGACATAATTAAATCCATGTTGTATGCAGATGCTCTTGGCTTTGCTTTTCCTTGTGATAATTCTTCCTTGTATTGTTCCAACAAGGTTTTAACTATTTCTAATGATTCGTTGAATAATTGGATATGCTTTTCATTTGCGGCAATTTTTTCTTCTTCCACTCGTTCGTAAAGTTTTTTATTTGCCTTTTCCTCTATTTCTTTTTTTTTCTTGTTAATACCTTCCCGGCACATCTTTTCGGAAATAGATTTTTTTGAAACATCAACATCCGGCAGTTCTTTTAAAATATCGTCTAAGGATACACCTTTAAGAAATAGAACACGAATTTTTGCCCAATCTTCAACAGTTGGCTTATGTCTTTCAATAACTTTCTTTTTGACCATAATTCACCTAAAAATAAAGGGCAGTAACAACTACTGCCCGAAAATCAGGAGGAGTATGTTGATTTAAATTTTTTAATAACTTCTTTTGCTCCGAAATAATCACATCTTTTTTGTCTTATTTCGATAATTTCACCTTTTCTGTTATGAATTTCTGTATTTTCGCCATAACATAGACCAAAAGGCACTTTTTTGAATTTTTTAACATCTGCACTTGTATATTCGACCTGCGTTATCATCTTTTGAATGAGTTTTTCAGCTTCTTTTTTGTAATATATTTTACTGAAAATCTCTCCGTCATATTTTCTTGTTTCAACAAGTTTTACAACGCACGCACCGCATATAGGACAAGTAGATAAGTATAGCTTGCGTTTCATAAAATCTTTGTTGTTATGCAAAAACCAAATCTCAAAAGATTTAAATTTTCTGTTACAGTGAATGAACATAGTAATCCCCATAGATAAAATACGTCAACTTCGTTTCGTCAGTTCCCTGTGTGAGCCAATTCCCACCTAATCCAACACGATTTACCCAGAAATATCACCATTATCTGTAAAGTGTGTTGAAAAACTACTTTGAATGTCCGTATCAACTACAAATACATTATGTAATATTAGATAAAAAAGTAAAATGAGTTATGTTAATAAGTAAAACAAGTGTTACATTTTAACACAACCTATTTTACAAATTTTCAAAACAATATATTATGATAGAGTAAATAACATCTTTACATTTAAGGTTCATATTGCAACAATGCCCTTTTGTGACTTTTTAGAAAATTTCCGAAAGGGTTTTTCTTTGCCCTTTTTTATGCCGGAGATATACGGGTATAGTTTTCTTAATAGGGATATTTGCTCGAATGGGGGGGGGGATACCCCCCTTCTCGCAAATATCTAAAGACAGAACTCGTTAAGTTATCGCAGAGAAAAGTTAAAGATTAATGTTTTCCTGTTAAGGCTATGACTTATGGTGTTATAGATTATGCCATAACTTCGGGGGATTCTGCTTTCACAATAATGCATATAGCTATTAGTTGCAGATAGATTTATTTCAGCCTAAATATAGTATTCCAATAGCTCTTTTATGCTTAAATAGTAAAATAAGAAAGTTTTGTTACATTAATAATTAGAACCAAGATTTTATTTGTTCATAACCAACAAGAATACTTGCTATAATATTCTTGAATGTCTGTGATATATATGCTTTTCCGATTAAGCATAACCTGCAAAAAATATATAAACAAATTGTAAAAGATTAAATTTCAAATCCGTTTCTGTCATAACTTCCGTCAATCTGCTACGTTTGCATATTTTTGTATCTCTGTTTGTTTCTGATTAAAGCAGGAATAAAAAATTTTTCAACCATTTAGGACTGAAATGAAAATTTTGTTACATTTTCTAACAAGCAAGTTGTTAAAAAATGTAACAAGAATTGTCCAAAATAGTTGAAAACCGCAGACTTACATCTGTTATTTTTTCTTCCTGCTCTTGTTAATGGCACAAACAGAGATACAAAAACACGCAAACTGCGTAGAAAGGACTTCATTATGACAGAAACTAAAACTAAAAAATTCAATCTCTTACAGTATGTTTACGGTAGATTATTTGCAGAACAATGCTTAACCGGAAAAGCTGAAGGTTTATTAATTGAAGAAACTTCAAAAATCTATTCCTGGCAAGGTATTCTGTTTTGGTTAAAAAAAGAAGGCTATATTCTTGGATTTGCAATTAGAAATGTTGATGAAACCAAATCTGTTATTGCTTACAAATTCAATCGTCAAAGAACTATGTATGAATACTATATTAAGGCTATTGAAAGAAACTTGAAGAAAAATGAATTAGGCATAACTCCTATGAGTGAGCTGATTGAACAGAAAGCATTCGATGATTTTGAAGCTCAATATAAAATGCCTGTTGAATATATAGAAAAGGCTGATAGATGTTTAGCAGAATTAAATAAAAATATTATGGAAGAACTCTCTAAACAAACAGAATCAGAAGAAAGAGAGAAAAAGGCTGCATAGTAAACAGTCTTTATATCTTTATCGGTAATAAGTATTTATTTGCTTATTACCGACTTTCTTTATTTTTTATAAAGTAATGCCCTTTGGATATAGCTTGCACGCGCTTGCGCGCTGTTGCACGTTAGCAAAGCGTTCTATATCAGAATTGACAATTATTATAAGGATTTATGAAAGTCCGAATTTAGAATTTACAAATGCGCAATAAAACAGTTATTTTTCGCAATGAGAATAATAAATTATCGCAATATTTGATTTAGACAATAACTATTTAAAAGTTAATGCTTTAACTATAATAGTTAATTACTATAACTATATTTATATATATAGTTATAACTATATATAGTTAAGATTTAATTATAACTTTATTTAACAAGTAAAAGTTATAACTTTTGATAAATAGTTATTGTTTTGTTTTACCGCAAGGATTTTCAAGGGGATGATTGGTTATTGCCGTCATTCTCTTGTTAAATCCGTTATACAAAAGAAAGGATAAATTATGGAAATAAAATTTTATTACCAAATAGATTTCATTGATGATGCAGGTTTTGCTAATTATATTGATACATTCAAAGAAGACGAACTTGATAAAGCCAAAGAGCATTATCAAATACTGTCTAATGCTTTAGCTTGTTTAGATAAGAGTACCAAGTATGTTTTAGATATGTATGCATATATTGAAGAAGAAAATGGCAGTTCTGTTGACGGAAGTGACATATTGATAGCACAAATATTGCCAGAATTGGATTTAAAAATATGAGAAAAGATTACAAAAAAGAATTTATGAAATGTTTGGAAAGTATTGAGTATGGCAGAAATAATTATGATGTATTTCAAGACTTTCTAACATTGGCAACATTATCTTTTCATAATGTGATAGCACGGGACAAAAATATAGAAAAGGAATATCTTGATGTTAGCGGCAGATATAAGAATAATAAGAAGTTTGCTGAATTGCTTGCAATTACGACATTAGCATTGGAAGAAAAACATCAAGACTTTTTAGGTGAAATATTTATGTCTGCTGGATTTGGAAATATTCGTGGTGGACAATTTTTTACTCCGTATCATCTGTCAAAAATGATGTCTAAAATAACAATCAGTGATAATTTCAAGGAACAAATAGAAAAAGACGGATATGTAACATTATCAGAATCTTGTTGCGGAGCAGGCGGAATGATTATAGCAGCTTCGGATGTAATGATTCAAAAAGGTTTTAATCCGCAGACACAAATGAAATTTATTGGAATTGATATAGATCTTAAATGTTGTCAAATGGCATATATTCAAACTTCATTATTAGGCTTACGTGGTGAAGTGTTGCACGGAAACACAATATCACTTGAGATTTGGAAACGATTTGTAACACCAATGTCAATAATTCCATTAATAGCCTAAAAATCTTAGTACAAAAAAACAAAAAGCACTTGTCAATTATGGCAGGTGCTTTTTTAGAAAGGAACAAAAATGATTTGTAAAAACTGTGGAAAAATGGTATTACCCAATGACGGACACATTATAGAGTGTGAATTTTACTGTAATGAATGCACCGTTGAATGTACTGATTGCGGAGATTACATTTTAAAAGATGATGCGATTAAAACCGCAGACGGTAATTTTATTTGTGAAATATGCAGAGATAATGATTACTTTACTTGTGAAGATTGTGGTGATGTCTATCATCAGGATGATATGATTTTTATTGAAAATGAGCATATTTATGTCTGTGAAACCTGTGCAGATAAAGAATATTACAAATGTGAATACTGCAATAAATATTTTTCAAGAAACGGCGTATTTGACACTTATAATGAAAATTATGTATGTCAAAATTGTGCAGATGAACATTACACAAAGTGTGATGATTGTGGATGTTATGTTCATTATGATGAGTATATTCATAATGAATATTCAGATAATGATTACTGTCCTAACTGTGCTGATGATCATTCTGACTTTATTTATGATTATCACGATTATGAAGATTTTTGCAAAAAACAGATATATGGAGAAACCGGAACAAAAGAATTTTTTGGTCTTGAGATAGAAGTATCCGGTGATAGAGATTATGCAGATGGATTTTTGAATATAGTTCCTGATGTTGTCTTAATGGATGATTGTTCAATAGATGACGGCGGTTTTGAGATTGTAACCGAACCTATGACCAGAGGATATATAACAGAAAAATTCTTACCGAAATTAGAAGAAGGTATGAAATTTCTGAATGATAAAGGGTTTTGTGGTCATAACAAAGGCGGAATCCATATCCACGTTTCGCAGGAAGTATTTTCAAAGCAGATGTTATGTGTATTGAGAAATATTCTATACTCTGAACAAGAAATAAATTTAGAAGTTTGGAAAGCCATTACACAAAGGCATCAGTCTAAAATTGATAGCTGGTGCAGTTATAAAGATGCACGAAGCATACAAGAAATTTTGTCAGATGAAAGAACTTATCCGTATGTATCTAATGACCGATGCACTGCACTGAATTATGACAATAGAACCGGAACTTATGAATTTAGAATATTCAATTCAAATACCCGAATTGAACGAATAAAGAAAAACATACAAACCGTTTATTCGCTTGTTGATTATGCAAAATTCAAAGCAGAAGCTTATCACTCCAGCAGTACGGGTGATTATCTTGAATTTGTTAAACGCAATAGTGTCTTTTACCCAGACCTTTACGCATTTATGTATGAAATGGGTATTGTACAAAGATTTGAAGAAGAAAGGATAGCAGCATAATGTGTATAGCAATAGTAAAACCACAAGGAACTGAAATAAGTGATGAATATTTAGAAAATTGTTTTGACAACAATAAAGATGGAGTAGGAATCGCATACGCAAAAGACGGTCAATTATACATTATAAAAGGCATTTTCAACAAAGAAAATTTTATAAAAGCAGTCAGAAAAGCTGAAGAAATTGCACAAGGTGATATGCTTATTCATTGCCGTATAGGAACATCAGGACTAAAAGACAAAAATAACTGCCACCCTCATATTATAAACAATAGTTTGGTTATGATACATAACGGTATTTTAGATATTGATGTACCAAAGAAAAATAAAGTTTCAGATACCGTAATTTTTATAGAAAAATATCTGAAGAAATTAAAGAAAGATTTTGTAAAAGATGAAAGCATTATGAAACTTATAGAATTTGCTATCGGCAGTAATAATAAGTTCGCTTTTTTAAACAATAAAGGTGAATCTTTTATTTGCAATTATAAAGCTGGAATTGTTGAAGGTGGGATTTGGTATTCGAATAATTCTTATAGCTACGGATATAACGATTTTTTCGTACAAGACGAAAGTTTAGAAATATACACGTACTTTCAGGATTTGATAGATAGTCTTGACTATGAGGATTTATATGAGTTTGGTGATAGTCCTCTTATAAATATGGAAGATTATACACTTGAAGCTTTTTCACTTGAAAAATATAAAAACACGAATGTTTATATCTCTCTAAAAAATTATTCTGCTGAATTATACAGTATGTATCAGGAAATGTACAATGAACTAACTTATTTACTAGAAAGAAAAAGTGCCTGACAGAAAGGATTAGAAAATGCAGCAGATGAAATTATTATTTAATCAAAAATCTGCTCCTGAAGAATATGATTATGCAAATTTATATGAAAATCTATACCTTCGAGATAAAAGGAGCAGAATTTATTTCGGGAGTGGATATAACGGGCCCAAAATTCTTGCTTTTTACAACGACAAAAGAACAGGTGAAATGTGGTCGAGAATTGATAATGCTGATATGGATTTTATAAATTTTGAAGAAGCATATCAATTCATTTTGACAAATAAAATCCCTGTTTATAACATATCGCAAGGATCTTGGCAAAAAGAAATACAAGAATATGAAAGGAGAAATAAATGATAGACAAAGTAATTATGAGTTTACAAAAGCCGGATGATATGGAAACAATCAATTTAATTACAAACCTTGATTTTGATAGTACTGATAACTGGGCTGATTTACAAACATTTGAAGAAAATCCTGAATTAAAAAAATTTATTACGGACGAAGAATTTAACGCACTAAAAAACAAGGATGCGGATTATATAGCATTCCGTATTGATTATTAGGAGTAAAAGCATGACGAAAAAAGTAAAACTAACAGAAATCCTCGAAATGGTTGAGTTTGATTATGTTATCAACAATGACGGTACCTTATCTTTACGAGATCAACTCGGGGCAAATTTAGGTAATATTGAAAGTGATACCTTTGAAATAGATAAAAACCTTGCAATACTTATTGTTGACAGACTTAGTACCTACATTGAAGATTACATCACAGAGGGTTATGCCGAAACATTAAATGTAGAATGCAATGAAAATGCAGATAAATCTGATACTTATGAAGATTTATTATCCAAAATGAAAAAATATCCTGATAAATTTAGTAAAGGTTGCATCAGAATAATGGAAGCACTTGACCTACCGAATGAATTACTTGATATATCTGAAATTATTGAAAATAGTAAAATAACAAAATCTTGTTTTAGATGTGGTACAAGGTTAATGAAATCTCCTGTTGAGGGATATACATACTATTGCCATAATTGTAACGAAGATTTTTATGAATTTGAACAGAAAGGAGTATAAATGCAAAAGGAACAAAAATATTATGAGAAAGGAAAATGCCCTGTGTGTTATAGTGAAAATATCAGTTATGACGGCAGTGAAAGAAATGGGGACTATATTTATTACAGAGGAATGTGTAATAAATGTAACGCTACATTTGATGAATACTACGAGCTGATTTATGCAGGAATGGAAGATATTATAAGAGGTGATGAATAATGAAAATGTTTAATTTTTCGGTAAATGAAATATCCGGCAGAAGTTTTGAGTTACCTTATGATGAGGCAGTAGCAGTTATAAAGTCAAATTGCCCGGATAAATATATTGATTTTGACAAAGTTACGGAATATGAGCTTGCAGAATTATTATGGGATTATTGCTATGATGATATAGAAGAATACGAATTATGCAATGATTCTTTTCAATCAGATATAGACGAAACAAAGATTTTTGACACTAAAGAATCGGTCGCATAAGACCTACAACACGACCAACAATATTAAACTGACAGGTAAAATCAATAAAAAACGGGTCAAAAAGAGGGTTTGTTGAAATTGCTTTTATTTTTTTCCCAATTTTTTGAAGTCGTTTGCACATAGGCTGCCCTTCATAATTAAAAGCATAAACAACTCCGTCTATAATTTCAATTTGAGAAGTATCAACCAGAAGTGCATCTCCAGACCTGATTTCAGGGGACATACTATCGCCTTGTGCATAAACAACTTCAGTGCTCGATAAACTTGCCCCGTATTCTCTCAATGTTTGTCGTGGTACTTTGCATTTTCCGGTTACGCTATCATTATAAACAACTGTGCCGTATCCGCAGCTAAGACCGACATCACCCCGAACATTGATTTCTATGAAATTTTCATCTTCATCATCTTCAGAAGATTTAATTTCTTTAACTTCATTGTTGCTTTTAACAGGATTTACAACCTGCAAAAGCTCATTATAAAAATCATTGTCAATTTTATCATTATCTAGCAGGTATTTTAGAAGCATTGAAGCTTCATCAATAAGCAAGAAACCATTATAACTCATTCTTCTGCTGATGTTTTGTTTTTTCTTCTTCAAAATTTCAGCAAAAGCCGTTTTTGATAATTTATCTACAAGTTTTTTGGTGTTATTATAAGCGACTTCTAATTTTATATTAGTTTGTTTGTTTTGTACGGATTTGCTTATTGCCATATAAATACCTCGTAATCCGTTGTAATAAAAGCCTATGTTAAATTGTAAAACTTGTTTTACATAAAGTAAAATATGTCTTGACACTTATTTTACTTTTTCTCATAATTAAAACATACATCTGCATGTTGTAATTAGAGAGAAAGACGTTTTATTGCAACATTCGGTCTAACAATCTTTACATCAAAGATTGTAAAACAGTTATTACTTAAAATCAAGCCTATATTACAAAATTGTAAAATAAGGTTTACTTTTTAAGTGCTTATTTATAGTGCAAAGAAATATAGAAAGGAGAATAAATGTTTACATCCGAAGAAAGAAGAAAATACATAGGCGGTTCTGATATAGCAGCCGTTATGGGTATGAGCCGCTGGAAAACTCCGTTGAAGTTATGGCTAGAAAAGACAGGAGAAGCTGAACCTGATGATTTATCAAAAAATGAAGCCGTGCAATTAGGTTCGGAATTGGAAGAATTTGTTGCTCAAAAATTTGCAAGAGAAACGGGCAAACAGGTTCGCAAGCAGTCAAAAATGTATATACATAAGGATTATCCGTTTATGGCTGCACATATTGACCGTTTAATTACAGGAGCAGATGAAATTCTTGAATGCAAGACCTGTGGCTCATATAAAGAAGATGAATGGGCAGAAATTGTTGAAATCATAGAAAAAGACGGTATAAAAGAAGAAAAAATTATTGAGAAAGTTCCAAAAGAATATTTGTTACAGGTTATTTGGTATTTAGGCATAACAGGCAAAAAACTTGCACATATAGCAGTATTGATTGGTGGACAAAAATTTAAGAAAAGAAAAATTGAGTTTGATGAAGAACTCTTTGAAGTAATGGTTGATATGGCTAAAGCATTTTGGAATTGTGTTCAAACAAAAACTCCACCTGCCGTTGCTCCTGAAGATAATACTGTATTATCTGAAATATTTTCAAATCCTAATAACGAATTGATACAAAATCAAGATATAGAAAAGAATATAGTCAAACTTCAGCAGATAAAAGATGATATTTCCGCATTAACAGGTGAAAAAGATATGCTGGAAGCTGAACTTAAAAGCATAATCGGCGAAAGCCTTGGAGTAGAAACTGAAAAATTTAAAGTTACCTGGCCAAAATATCAAAAAATACAAATTAACACAAAACGACTAAAAGATGATGGCCTGTATGATTCGTATGTGGATAAATCTTCATACAGAAGATTAGTCGTATCAGAAAAGAAAAAAGCAGCATAGTGGATTTGCGGACGGATGGAGTGAACAAAGTGAGCGAATCCCGTTTATTACAGCCAATTTAAGACAATAAGGAGTTAATAATGCAAAAGGCGAAGAAACAAAGTCAGGACAGTGTTGTCTTGCAATACTTACAAAAGGGTAAAACTATTTCAACGGCAGAAGCTTTTAAATTATTTGGAATAGTCGATTTACAAAGTGTAATAAGAAATATTCGTAAAACTACGGATGTTCAGGGCAAGTGGATTAAATGTAAAAACCAATATGGAGAACCTACAAGATACAAACAATATTTTTTAGGGGGTGCATAAATGGAAGAAGATTTTGAACAGGATTATATATCGGAAATATTAGACGATATTTTCTTATCCCCCTGTGAAAATTGTAATGACAAAGCTGAATGTAATTATGCGAATCATTCAAATTGTTGTGATAAAAAGTTTTACTCAATGCTTAAAGCAGAAAGGATAGCATAAATGTCAACACAAATAGCAGAAATAAAACAACAGGCAATAGCTAACAGACAAAAGTCCAAACCGATTGAACAACTTATTCAGGCAAGTTTAAAAGAATTAGGCAAAGCTCTTCCGGCACACTTGAATGCAGAAAGATTAGTTAGGATTGCAATTACAACAATCAGACAAAATCCTAAACTTGCTGAATGTTCGCCAATGAGTTTTTTAGGTGCATTATTTCAGTCTGCACAGTTAGGGCTTGAACCTAATGTTGAAGGTCAAGCCTATATAAATCCATATTTGAACAGCAAAAAAATTGTGGATGAAAACGGAAAAACAAAATGGGTAAAAGTTTTGGAAGCTCAATTCCAAATAGGATATAAAGGCTATATTGAACTTTTTTACAGGCACGAAGCAGCAGAATATATTGATATGCACGCAGTTCACGAAAACGATAAATTTGAATATCAATACGGTTCTGATTCTTATCTGCACCATTGCCCTGTCTTTAAAAACAGAGGTGAAGTTGTCGCATATTATGCTATAGCAAAAATTAAAGACGGCGGAAGTGTATTCAAAGTTATGGGTAAAGATGAATGTGTTGAGCATGGAAAAACGCATTCTAAATGTTATGACAAAGAAACGCAGTCTTTTGATAAAAATTCATCCTGGTTTAAATATCCTGATGCAATGTGCAAGAAAACGGTAATTATTCAATTATCCAAATTGTTACCAAAATCAGTTGAATTGCAAAAAGCAATCGCTATGGATGACACAACAAAATCTAGACTTGATATTGATATGTTCAACATCAAGGATGAAACAAATTGGGATGAAGAAGAAATAATTGAAACAACACAACAAACAGAAAGGATAGCAGTAAATGAATAGTTTTGAATTGCTTGGAAGAATAAATTGGCTTGATATTAAATACACAGAATCGGGCACTTGTTTTACCAAAATAATGTTAGCGAAAAAGAAGCCGAAATCAGAAGAATACGAGAGTTTCCCTGTAATCTTTTTCAATACAAAAAATGATAATACCGCAGAACGCTTGGCAGAACATTGTAAAGTTGGTGATTACATAAGAATTAAAGGGCAGCTCGGGATAAATAAGTATGCTCCGAAAAATGCCGACAAAGTACAGGAAAAGATTGCCTTGACAGGCTGGTCTTTTGTTCCTGTTGAGTGGGATAGTGAGCAAAACAAATATATAGATAAAGAACTTCCGAAAGCGGCTTAATATTTACAGCAGTAAAAAACTATAGGGGAGATTAGGGCAATCATAATGGGGTTGTTACAAGAGTACGAACAGGAAATAACGGTAATGTTAGTTGCATCAAACAGAACGATGCAAAAAACATTGCTGTCTGTTCTATCCTCTAAAATGTTTACAAACCGCCTATTCGCCAAAATCTTTGATATATGCGAACATTTTTTAAATTCTGACAAGGAAATAAATGTTTATTCTATATCAGAACTTTTATCACCTTCAGAATTGGAAGATGTCCGCTATTTGCAAGATAGTTTTATAACTAATGTCAATTATCGTTATTATGTTGAAAAAGTACAGGAAGCATATTTTTCAAGGTTAATCGAAAGTGCAAAAACTCAAAAAGATTTGGATTTTATAAGACAAGAACAGGAAAAATATGTTGATACTTCTCAATTATTATCCATTGTACATAATTCAGAAGAACTTTTATCAACAGAATATGAAAATCAAAAAATTATCACAACAGGTTTTCCTTCCTTAGATAAAAAACTCGGCTGTATGCAAGGTGGTGATTTTATAATACTTGCCGGAGCAACAGGAATGGGAAAAACCTGTATGATGATAAATTTAGTTGCAGCGATAGCAAAACTAGGGTTTAAAGTTGATGTATTTAGTTTAGAAATGTCGTTAAAACAACTGCAAAATAGACTTATTTGTTCCCAAACAGGAGTAGATGCTTCAAAGTTTAGAACAAGGTCTTTTGCAGATTACGAAAAAAGAGTATATGAAAAATACATCAAAGAAACATTGCCTAACCTGCCGATAAAGATTTGTCCAGAATACAACATAACGGTTGACCGCATAAGAGATATGGCTAAAAAATCTGATAGCGATATTGTATTTGTTGATTATTTAGGTCTTATAAATGGTGGTAGCAATAAATCTACTTATGACAGGATAAGTGAAATTTCAAGAGAATTGAAATTAGCGGCAATGGAAACAAATAAACCGTTTTTTGTGTTGCACCAGCTAAACAGAGCCTATGCAGACAGAGCCGACAAAACACCGAAATTATCCGACTTGCGGGATTCGGGAAAAATTGAGCAAGATGCTGATACTGTTTGTTTTGTCCACAGACCTGCATATTATGAACCAAATAAATGTAGTGATTTTGATTTACAGTACCTCATTGCCAAATCAAGGCACACAAAAGGAAATACAAAAGTTGAGATGTTCTATGATGAACGCTCGCAAACTGTAAAGGAGAAATTTTCACTATGATAGGAAATATTTATTCAAATATAAAAATGTCGCAGGAAGATAGGATTCTACTGCATTTGATAAATAACGGAAAGATAAGTAATGCTGAATGTAATGAAATATATGGTTTCAGACATTTACCAAGCGTAATCCGTTATTTAAGAAAAAGAGGGATAAAAATAGCAAGTGAACAAAGGAACGGTGATAACCGTTTCGGCGGTCGTGTATATTGGGTTGACTATACATTAGCACCTATGGGTGAGCAGCCGCTACAAGTACAGAAATTGATTATGAATTTCAAATCACAATACAAGGTGGCATAAGGAGCAAACAATATGGAAAAAAGCGGACTTTGGACAAAAAGAAAGACCGCAGACTTCTTGTTTGCGGATATGATTGATGACCCTAAAAAAAGGCTAATCAAGTTAAATAACTGGATTTCACGAAAAATAATACCCCAAAAAGTAATGGACAAAATGGGTAAAGAGATACTGTTCTTTGAGGATATTTTGAAAGAATGGCTTGAAGAACGTAAAAGAAAGGCAGCTTAATATGAGTGTATTTAAAAAAGGTAATAACAAATGGTATTACAGATTCCAGCTTAACGGCAAAGAATATTACAGGGCATGTAAGGGGGCGGTTGACCAAAAAACCGCCCTTCAATATGAAGCCATTGTAAAAGCTGAAATTATGAAAGGTAATTTAGGAATTTTGAATAACAAACCTAAACCGACTTTGAAATATGCAGTGAAATTATATTTAGAATATTCTGAAAATAACAAGAAATCATATCAGGGTGATATTAGGAGTACAGACGTATTTTTAGAGTATTTTGGCAATATTGATTTACAAGATATTACACCAGCAAAAATTGAAGATTTCAAAAGAGATGTAAAAAGAGATACAGGGAATAAAAATGCAACTATTAACAGATATTTACAAGCATTAAGCAAAATGCTCAATATTGCGGTTGCAAATGATTTAATAGCCAAAAATCCTATGTGGTCTGTAAAAAAATTAAAAGAAAATAACTACAAGACCAGAGTTCTATCGCTTGAAGAAGAAAAAAGATTGTTTGAAGAATTAGAGAGAGGATATGAAGTTGTTGGCAGAAATAGAATAAAGAAAACCATATATCCTTATATTCATCTTAAACCTATAATTGTTTGTGCATTACAGACAGGAATGCGTCGAGGTGAAATATTAAATTTAAAATGGTCGAATATTGATTTTGAATATGATTTTATAGAACTTCTTGAAACAAAATCAGGTAAATCCCGTAAAATCCCTATGTCTTCCAAATTAATGGAAGTATTAAATGACGTAAAGAATAATACAGAATATGTTTTTATTAATAGTTCTACAGGCATGCCGTACAATGATATAAAAAGGTCATTTACTAGCCTGTTAAATAAAGCAGAGATAAAAGATTTTAGATTTCACGATTTTAGGCATACTGCTGCAACTCGCATGCTTGAAAAAGGTGCTGATATAAGAACTGTACAAGAAATTTTAGGTCATTCAAGTGTGTCAGTTACAGAAAGATACACGCATACAAATGCAAAAAATAAAAAAAGTGCTATTGAACTCTTGTCACATTATTAATAAACAATTATATTCTATACTAATTGGGAAATCCGCTATTTGAAAGATTATTATGTAAAAATTTTAAATCTTTGCAGGATAAATTTTTAAAGAAATAACATTTTATAATAGGTTTTTCTAAATCTGCCCTCATAACGTACGGTATTTCATTAAACTTTTTACCTGTTAGTTCTGGCAATGACTCCATTCTAAATAATTTATACTTATTATTAACAAAATCTAATAATGCTTTTAATAGATTATAACCATAGAAAGGAACATATTTCCCATTTTTTGATAAAATAAAGAAAACAGAAATATCAGGTTTCATTTTAGTCAATAATAACTCTATCATAAGAGATTTTTGAAGTTCTCCAAGAAAAGATTTCCTTTCAGGTTTGAAATTATAATCAATATTTTTATCATTAAAAATATCTTGGACAGATTTGTACTCTGTTTCATAGGTATAATTGGGAATTTGCATACTCATCTCTTATTATATTACTAGGATATTATATATCAAAAAATAAATTTTACAAAAAAGTTTATTTTGTATTCATTTGTTATCTAACAATATCAGTCGGGAAGGTCGGGAAAAAGTCGGGAAAAATACAAAAAAAGAGAAAATACCCTGAGAGCGATTCGAACGCTCGACCTATCGCTTAGAAGGCGATTGCTCTATCCAGCTGAGCTATCAGGGCATTTTCTCTTTTAAAATTTTATTCAATTTTCAGTTATATATACTATTGCCCAACTGCTTAGAAGGCGGTTGCTCTATCCAGCTGAGCTACTCGGGCTTGGATCCAGAGGGCTTAGACAAGTGTTTGGTTTCGTGGGGTACCTGTATAATCCCTCATAAAATTTATATTAGCACAAAAATTTTTGATTGCAAGATGTTTAATTATTTTTGTTTAATATATAATTTATAGTAGATAACTTAATTAGAAGGATAAAGATT